CAGTATCTTACGCCGGTTCTGGGGGCGCTGTAATGAGCGTGATGGACTACGCCAACGCGATTGCGAGCATTGAGAGCGCCGGAAGCGGCGACTATGCTGCGCTTGGCCCGGTCACGAAGAAGGGCAACAGGGCTTATGGCCGCTATCAGGTCATGGACTTCAACATCGGTCCTTGGACTGAAAAGCACCTTGGCCGCCGCCTGACGCCCGAAGAATTCCTTGCCAGCCCGGAAGCGCAGGACAAGGTGTTCGCTGGCGAATTTGGGTCGTATGTCCAGAAGTACGGCAACCCGCAGGACGCGGCATCTGCTTGGTTCACGGGGCGGCCCTTGGCTGAGGGCGGCAATCGCAGTGACATTCTCGGCACCACTGTCAACGTGTACGTTGACAAGTTCAACCGCGCGCTTGGCGTGGGTGGCTCACCGATGCCGGGGCCGACCACCGCTTTCGGGCCGGGGACGCCGATGGCAGCCGCGCAGCCAATGATGCAGCCGACGATGCAGCCCGCCGATCCGTTCGAGGACATGGGCGTGCTGTCTCGCTTGGCGGCCAGCCGTGGCATCGCGCAGGACGCGGACGCCGCGCCTATCGTAAACCTGTTTAATATTCTGACGCAGAAGAAAGACCCGCGTTTGGCCGAGGCCGCAAAGGCGCGTGGTGGTTTCTTCGGGCTTTTGGGGGGCTAAATGGCTATCACACGCGAAGACTTGATGCGCGCGGGTATCGGGGCAAACACTCCCATGCCGATGCCTGCACAGGCCGCACCGCAGCGCCAAGGGCTGCTCGGCGGCTTCTTCGGGCCGCAGGGTCGTGACGCACGCGCCCGCCTCGCCATTGGCCTTGAGGGCATGACGCTGAACCCCAATCAGGCGCTGATTGGGCAGTTGCAGCAAGGCATTGAGGATCGCAAGGCCGAAGGCGAGCGCAACCGCACGCTTGAGTGGCTTTCCACGCTCAACACGCCGGAAGCCCAGCGCGCCCTGCAATACGCTCAGGCGACCGGCGACATTGTCGGTGCTGCAAAGATGGCTTTGACGCCTGCCGATCCGATGGCTGCGATTAACCTTGAGAAGGCGCAGTTGGAACTTGAAAACCTTCGCAATCCACAACCCGGCTATCGCCAGATAACTGGCGCTCAACTAGGCTTGACCGGGCCGGATGCTGAAAAAATGTTTAACGTATCCCCCGATGGACAGGTCACCGCGATTAGTGGCGCTGGTACTACGGTCAATGTTGACACGGGGGCTGGCAGCAAATTTGAAGAAGAATTTGCAAAGCTAGATGCGAAGTCTCTTGCTGAAATTTCAGCGACGGGCGTCCAAGCTGTCAGAAACCTTGGCCGAATTGACCAACTTGAGGCTCTCTTGGCCAACGCGCCGCAAGGCATGGAGGGCGCAATTAAACTTGCGGCTGGTGAGTTTGGCATCAATACGGAGGGACTGACCGAAATTCAGTCCGCAGAGGCAATTATTAGCGGCCTCGTGCCAGAGCAAAGAGCGCCGGGATCTGGTCCCATGTCTGATGCGGACTTGGCGTTGTTCAAGCAGTCTCTTCCGCGCATCGTCAACCAGCCGGGTGGCAACGCTATCATCATCAGCACCATGCGCGCCATCGCGCAATATGACGCTGAAGGCGCTGCAATCACGCAGAGGTTCCGGGCTGGTGAAATTGACCGTGCAGAGGCTTTTAGATTGCTGCAATCTCGGCAAAACCCGCTTGCTAACTTCAGAGCGCCCGCAGCGGCGTCTGGCCAGCCGTCTTCAGTAAGAAATTATAATCCGGCCACCGGAAAACTGGAGTGATCTGCAATGATTGAAGTTCAGGCCCCCGACAACACGATTGTTCGCTTCCCCGATGGGACGCCGGATGAAGTCATTGAGCAGGTAATGCAACGTGAGTATGGGGCCGCAATTCCGAACGAAGGGCCGCGTGCAGCACTTCAAGGCTTGACGCTTGGAACCGCCGACGAGATTGAGGCGGCAGCCCGCTCTGCCGCAACGTCGGTTGCGTCAAGTCTTGGCTTTGATGTCAACAGCCGCTCCTACGAGGACGTGCTGAACGAAATCCGTGGCAAACTGAAATCATATCAAGAGGCCCGTCCGCTTGCGGCTCTAGGATACGAAGCTGGTGGGGCCGCCATTCCAGCACTTGCGGCATTGGCTGCGGCCCCGTTCACTGGCGGCACGTCCACAGCAGCCGCCGCGCCTAGCCTTGCGCGCTTGGCCACTTTGGCAGGCATTGAGGGCGGGGTATATGCTTTCGGCTCTGGTGAAGGCGGTTTTGCTGAAAGAGCCTCAAGGGTCCCCGGGGGCGTTGTTACAGGCGCAGTTGGCGGAACTCTCGCTGGCGGTGCCACTCGAGCCGCAGGTGGCGCACTCAATGCGATTACGGGAACCGCGCGTCGAATTCTTGGAAATCGAGGCTCTAGCATCGTTGAAAACGAAATTCAGCGCCTTGCCACTCAAACGGGCAAGACTGCCGATGAGATTGCCAACGACATTCTTAATGGCCGCATCATGGCCGAGAATGAGACCATCAAGGCTGCCGTGCGCGCTTATCGGGCTGGTGGCGGCGAGGCTTCAACCATTATCACGCAGGCAATGACGCCGCGCCCGGCTCAGACACGCGCTCAGGCGATGGATGAGATGCGCCAATATCTTTCTGACGTGAACGCGCCAAGCGCCCTGCGCGCTCAACGTGCTGATGAGGAAGCGGCCAGAGTTGCGGAACGCGCGGCTTATGCACCGTTCAAGAACATTCAGGCCCCAGAGCAAGTCTCCGGCGAAGTTCTTGCCGCGCTTCAGGTTGTTCCTGAGGCGGTCACCGAGGTGAATAAAATCTTCCGTGGGCTTGTCGCCGTTACGCCGCCAGCCAATGGTATCGGTCCCGCCAATGTCACATTCACCCGACCGATCACCATTGACGAGGCGGAGCGTGTTCGCCGCGCGATTGGCAATGCCGCTTCGGCCGAATATCGGGCAGGCTTTGGCGGCGCTGGGGAAGCGTTCTCAGAGGCGGAAAAAGGGCTTCGCGGCGTGCTTGATGTTGCGTCTCCTGAACTCGGCGCAGCCCGCGCCACAGCGGCTTCCGTAAGGGGCCAGCGCGATGCTTTTGAAGCTGGGCAGACGGCTCTGGCCGGGGATGTGAACGAAAAACTTTTGGCATTCTCTAAAATCACCGACCCTCAAAAAATTGAGGCATACCGCGCTGGCCTTATGGCAGCCTTAGAGGCCCGTGCAGCTACCGGGTCGCGCCAAAGCATGATCCGCAACCTTGCAAACCCAGAAACCAAAGAAGGCCGCATTCTGCGCGAGGTTCTCCCGCAAGATGCTATTGATGCTGTTCTAAACCGCCTTGAGACTGCCCGCGCATCTCAGGTCACGACGGACTTCGTGCTTGGCGGAAGCCCAACAGCCGAAACCACGATGGAAGCAGCCCGCCGTGGAATGGACATTTCTGTTGCGGACGTTACTGGCGCGCTAAGAGCAAGCCCCGATGCGGTCATCAGGATCGCCTCTAACATTGCCTCGCGCTTTACCCGCGACCTGACCGACGCAGAGCGCGCCCGCGTGGCTCGCATCTTGGTTTCGGAAGACCCAGACCTTGTTCGCCGCGCGATCAGTGATGAGGGCGCGATGGCCGCGTTGCAGAAGCGCATTCAGGAACTAACCGTCGCAGGCACAAGAGGCACGGCGCGCGCAGGGGCAGTGACGGGAGCGCAGCCCGGTGCTAATCTATCACAGCAGGCAATTCGCGGCCTTCTCGCACAATAACGGAGACACAGATGCAGCCGAAAAGCCTGTCGGAAGACGAAATCCAGAACACCGTGACCAGCGCGGTGCGCGAGGCTGTGGACTTCGTGGAAACCGAAGTCTCGCCCGACCGCATCAAGGCGCAGAAGTATTTCGACGGCAAGTCTGCGGTTGACTTCGAAGAAGGCCGATCACGGGTCACGGCAACCAAGGTGCGCGACACGATCCGGGCCATCAAGCCCGCCCTGATGCGCGTGTTCCTGCAATCCGACAAGCCGGTGGAATTCATCCCGAACACCCCGCAGGCCGTCATGGGTGCCGATCAGGCGACCAAATATGCCAAGTATATCTTCGAGCGCAACAACGGCTTCCGCATCCTGTCCGACGTTTTCCATGACGCCCTTATCAAAAAGGTCGGCGTGGCCAAGGTATACTACGACGAGGTGCAGCACGTTGAGATTGACGAATACAGCGACCTGACGCCTGAGCAGCTTGCCTTCATCGAAAACGACCCGGAAAGCGAAGTTCTCTCGCAAGAAGAAACAATCATCGCCGAGGCCGTGATTGACGAGATGGGCATTGAAATCCAGCCGCGCATGGCCAGCTACAGCTTGCGCGTTGCCCGCACGTCCACCAAGGGCCAGATCAAAATCCAGAGCGTGGCCCCCGAGGACTTCTTCGTGGACCGCATGGCCGTAAGCATTGATGACTGCTACGTCTGCGGCCACACCAGCGAAGCCCGCGTCGGCGATCTGGTTGCAATGGGCTTTGACTTTGAGACTGTCTACAACCTCGGCGGCGCTGCCGATGGCACGGTTGACGACGAGGAAGAACTGGCCCGCCGTGGCTGGGATGATACCGACGACGACGAAAACGCAGCCGACCCGTCAATGCGGAAGGTGCAGTTTACCGAAGCCTACATGAAGATGGACATCGAAGGCACGGGCGTTCCGCGTCTTT